GCATTATTCAAATAAAGCTGTTGCTTAAACCTGAAAAACCGATTGTTCATCGCCAACAGTTCGTACTTCTTCTGCTTAGCGTTAGCAGAACCAGTGTTCTCAGGTGTTTCAGGTGGGTATACCACCACTTCACTTTCCATTAGAGAATACCCTCTCGAACACCGCCTGGATTACATTGGTAGTAACGGCATTGCCGCACATCTTGTAGCGTTGTGAATCTGATATAGGTTCATCACCAATACCGTACTTAGTCCATCCATCGGGGAAACCTTGTAATCTTTCGCACTCGGTTGGGGTTAATCTGCGTATTTTCATACCGTCATAAATGCCGTGTTTGTCCTGTCCCGTAAGTGTGAAACTAGGTTCGCCATCTTCTTTGAATCGTCTACCGTTTTGTCGTTTATTTAATCTGTCTGGGGTTAAGACTGGTGCTACAAATGGCTGCCTATTGCCACCCTGCATGGTGTTTAGTGCTGGGGATATGCCGTCATCGCCGTAAACTCTGTCGTTAGAGTGAGTTGGTTGGTTTAGTTGTGCAATCATCCGACGCTGGTTTGAGTGTCCTTTATAATAATTGGCGTCGATAGTCGGGTGGACTTGAGCAGCCGTTCCGTTGTCTCCTGTGATAGGAAATACTTGGGGTCTACTTGTTCCTCTAAGATGTCCGACAATGATGACACGCTCCCTGTTCTGGGGGACTCCGTGATTCTTACTGTTAAGCACTTGCCATTGACAGTCGTACCCCAGCTCATCAATCGTGGTAATGATAGTTCTAAACGTATTGCCTTGGTCATGAGAGAGTAGCCCCTTGACGTTCTCAAAGACAAATAGACTGGGTTGTTTAACTTGAAGTATTCTTGCGAGGTCAAAAAAAAGTGTACCTCTCGTATCGCTGAATCCCCGTCTTTTTCCAGCAATACTAAAAGCCTGGCAAGGAAACCCGCCCACGAGGCAGTCGAAGTCGGGGAGTTCGTCTGCGTTAATTTTGGCGTATTTGTCGATTTCGGAGTAACCAATACATAGTGGGGACTCCCAGCCTGTAAGCAAAACATCTGATTCCATTTCGTCAGCAACCCCGTCCCGCCCTTGCCTGTCTTGCTGCTCCTTGGCAAGTTGTTTATCGAAAGCACGTTGTATTCCAATTTCGAATCCTCCTATTCCGCTAAATGTGCTAAAATATTTCATTGTTACCCCTATTCTAGTTACTGCAAACCAAAGTTATAATGCTTATGGTTGGTTAGAGCAGATACTGCAACTAGCATACATTAAAAAAACGCCCGATACAACGCTATATGTAAGATTTTTCACAGACTTAAAACGCTAGTGGTAGTATAATGCCCTTAAAAAATCTATAGAATATAAAGCGTCCCCACCGAGAAGATGGGGACTGGCTCTAACCATTTATTATTATAGCACCTAAGGCGTTACTTATCAAGTATCTCGTACTTCGGCTGGATCAGCTCGGTCAAAAGCCACGCTTTCGGGTTGTCGGGGTCGAACGCCACCGGCTCAAACCCAAGTCCCTTAACTCTGTCCTCTGTAGTTGTCATCGGCGCCAGCACCCTATTATTGGTTTTATCTATGCCCCATAAAATCTTGTAGATGTTGAATTTCTCGTTCAATTTGACCCTGACGAATTCCGATAGGTTGAATTCTTTTGGGAGGGCTTTTACGAGTGCGTCTGGTAAATATATTGTTTTGTTCATGTTATAAGTATACAGTATATGTATACGTATTACAAGTTGATTTTATTTTTAAATTTCGGGGGAGATATCATAATAAGGGTTCTCTCTGTTCCAAAGATACCCGCCCCCCCATACTACACGCCCGGGCCATGCTCCCGCCGGGGCGCCACACCTTGCGCCCACACACAAACAAACACAGCCAATCATAATATAACATAGGACTTATGAGCCACTGCCCGGGAGGCGCTGCGCTTTACCCTGCTAACGAAGCGAAAGCCGTTGATTACTATTGCTTTTATTGTAAAAAGATTATCTATTATGTTTTGTCATAAGAGGGCTATTAATTGGTTATATTACTCTACGTACTACGTATACTTATATTAGAATATTGAATGAAACATGATTTTATGACATTTCGGAATAACAGGGGGAAAATGGGGGGTTTTGTCATAAAACAATCACTCAAATAACCCCTGTTAACCATTGACACAACACAACATTATGTTATGGCTAGATTTGTCATAACGCCAATTATGACATTCTTTATGACATTTATTATGACATCCAATATCCTACACATTCTTACTAAAAACTATTGACAAACTAACCCCATTCGTGCTATTATTAGAGCATGAGAATAAACCACTCCGACGGTAGGCACTAAATAGCGATACGCTAGCCACCATCTAAACGGCTCTAACCAATTGACCAACGCCTCGCGGCAACGGTCACGCACAGATTAACAACTAGACCAGACGCACCAGAGCCGACGAGTAACGGCGATAACCACATCGAGAGCATCCCTGGTCTAGCTACTATCTGATTGACAATCTAGCAGTTACACGGCACCTGAAGGCAATATAAACATTATAGCGGGCAATCGCTACGAAAATAGTTATGAGTCTTGTTTATACTTCAGGTGATATGTGGGTCGGTCATTAGCCCCGGTGGGCTTGGGTGTCTCATAAGCACTTGACATTACCGTTCAACTCGGCGACCCGCAACCATGCGACTGTTAGATTTAGTACAAAAATAAAACCCAGCGTCTAGGAGGCGCAAACAAAATGATCACTATAACCATCAGAGACAAAGAGACGGCCGACGAAGATGGCCACAGCCCATATTTGGTACTTGTCACAGCTAACTCTATGGCATACACAGCCTATAGAACCATAGCCGAATTTATGAATGAGTGGCACGACACAATAAGCGGCCTAAAATTAAATACTTTATGCTTTACCGGCCAAAAAGCGCTAGTATTGACAGCTGATCATACAGCATATACTAGATATGAATATAGCACTAGCTTAGATGTTGCCATCGAGTGCGGATATGAATATAGCACTAGCTTAGATGCTGCCATCGAGTGCGGTGCGCGATCTTGTAATCTTCTAAGCAACGGCTCGATGATGCCGGGCGCTATCCTGGTTGACATCGCGAATAAACAGACGACATTTTTTAGACTCAACCCAAACGACGCTAAATATAAAGAATTAGAGAAGGCGGGCCGATAATATGAAAATTAAAATCGACCTGTCACAACTCAAAACCGACTGCCAAAATCGACGCCTAGAGCTATATGAGCAGCAGGACGGCAGTATAAACCTAAGCGCTTATATTAGCGAGGATCAGCCGAACACACAGCTGGCCGACTATATCAATCTAGATGTATCAATTACTTACAACCCAGACACCGACGACACAGAATACGAGACCTATGGCAACCCGTCGCCTATTTGGTTACATCGAGTGCTCGAGGATATTAAAAAAGTAATAAAGGCTAACGCTTAACGGAGGGCTAAATAATGGATGCCAAAACTGAGTTAAACCACATCATAATATATGAATCGTCACAAGCTGACGCGGCCGAGACGGTGCTGCATCATTTTGAAAAAGAATTGCCCGAGCACATCGCTAGATGGCTACGCATTCATAAAGAGGTTAGTTTAGAGAATAAGAACGAGGCCGAAAAACAACTGGCCGATTTGTAACACTCCACCATTCCGCCGCTATGCGAGGGCGGCGGATAGGCGGGCGGTTACGCTCGAAATAACAAAAAAACCCGGCGTCTAGGAGGCGCAAACAGTATGAGTGAAGCAGAAAAATCAACAGCACCAAAATTATCAAAGAAACAAGTCAAAAACTGGCGCTTAATCCGCGAGGCTAGCCTTTGGGCTATTATCGTGATACAGCTTACATTTTTTGCCGGTACATTTATCGGCGGGATGTGGGAGCGCAACCACCAGGCTGAGGTCAACGCTATAAAAGCATCGGCCGTAGTAGAAGCGTCAAAAACCACAGAACAGAAATAGTCGCGACTGTTCAATTAAAGAAAGCGACGGCACCTGTCAAACAAATTCGGACCACAGACTGTGCGCTGGTCAGTTCCTATAATTGGGATACTGACATAGCCTACGCAGTCTGTATGGCCGAGAGCGGCGGACGAGCTGACGCCTTTAATGGCTCAAACTCGAACGGGACGAATGATGCGGGGTTGATGCAAATCAACAGCATACACGTCACCAGTGGCCTTATCGGCTACCAGGATCGTTTCAACCCCGAGCTCAATATGCGCGCAGCCTATGCGATATATAACGGCAGCGGCTGGAGCGCCTGGGTGGCATATAATAATGGATCATATTTGAAATATTTATAGAAAAGAGGAGTTTTTATGAACGAGGATGCAGTAGCAATAGCAGTGATAGTAGTAATTTCCGCCGTTTCTACGGTGTTATGCCTTGAGATTGGTTCCAGTACCGGCAAAGACAGGCAGCTAAATAATATGCGTGAAACCTACAAAACATGCCTAGTGGCCCATGCCGAAGTAAACGGCGAGAGCGAGCAAGCTTGCGCTAAAGCCCAAGATGAAACGTCAACTGAATTTTTATGCAACCAACAGGGCCACTGTTGGGTGGAGGTGAAATAATGTCTGGACTTAAAGTTTATGAGGTTGAGGCGACAACAATGTTGCGCCATACCTTTGAAATCGACGCAAAAAATCGAGCAGAGGCAGAAAAGATGGCTCGTAAAGAGCTAGAAAAGAACATGGCTTTCATCGGCCGGGACCGCTATGATACTTACGACATTGACATCGAGCAAGTCGAAGAAAGTGAGGGCCACTAAAATGGTTATTCAACTAATTTATTTACAACCGGACGACACGACCAAAACTCGGACTTACCGCGACGTCAAACCTGGGCAAAAGTCCGAGATGATGCGCACATTTTATGAGCAGCGCACCATGTACCCGGGCGGGATCATGGTCCAACTTAACGGCAAAGAGCGCCATTTGGTGGCGAGATTTGGAAAGGAGTTTTGATATGTTATACATCAACGAACCACTAACCCAAAAACTACCAGCCTTCTACAACTTCATGGGAGGGCTGGACTTCGCCGGTAGTCTGCAAAAGCTAAACAAGCTGACAGCGCAGCCTAGACACTGGCGAGGGCGTAAAATTCCGGTCCATAACGGCTACTCGGTGCCGCGCATCTTGCCTGTTACTGTTTACCAAGACGACATTTTGGTATACTGTAACCATGCAAACCAAGAAATCGAGCCTGTATTTTTTAACAGCGGATTCGATGACGAATATTACCGTCAAGCGTCGGTCTGTCAGAAATGTGGCGCGGGTTGGGACGAAGACGGCGAGCAGATCGTAGAATAGCACATTAACAAATATAGCAAAAGAGTTGTTGGCGATAGGAGAGATACGACGTCAAATCATCGAGGGTTGGTGTAACGCTAGCACGTACGATGGGGTTCGTAAGGAGATTGTTCAACTCAGTCACCCTTGACCATAACGAGGCGTCCATGATACGCCTACAACTTATCGCCAACAGTTCTTTTGCTATCAGAAGTAAATAAATTAAAAGGAAAGAGGTAGATATGTCAGAAATAGATAAAATACTAAAAGACCATCGTGGTCGTACTTTGACGCATAAAGAAGTTGCTCGAATGTCGCATTGGTCACCTAATGAACTGGATGGTGTTTATTTTGGTGACGATGTAATTGCCAAAGCCCAACTCTATAAACTAATAAGTGATGAGATTGATTACGATATTGAAGATTGGGCGAATAACAACGGGCATTATCCTATCGAAAAAGAAATCAGGTATCAAGTAAAAACTGAAATGCTAACCGCCCTAACCAAACTATTTAACCTAAATAAGGAGCAAGAGTGATATGAGCAATATAAATGATTTGAATGACAAGATATTAACTTTAGCTTGTGCAGTGCATGGATTAGAAAAAGGTGACACAAGGGCGTTAACTACCTATGAAATGATTAAAAAGTTTTTACAAGATAATAAAGACTTGATAGAGGTGGAACTATGACCGATAACTATACTGACTTAAGGGAACAGCTTGGGCGGATAATCGCTCGAAATAACAAGAAGTTTGCTTGGTCTGAAATGACTAAGGGCGAGAAAAACGAGGAAGTACATTTCGTGCAGCAACAACTTTTTAAGGAATTGGAAGTTTTTGTTTTACAACGTGAAGCAGTTGCCCAAACAAATGGCGTTGCATGGGTTATAGGGCAATGGGTTATATAGAGGGAATTGGTCATAGTGACAAATACCTAAGCAATAAATACCCTGAACTATCACCTACCAACCAAGTTAGTGAGGGGAAAGATAAGACTCACATTGAGTTCGACCCATTAACTGACCGTCCTATGACCTGCCCTGGCAGTAGAGCACAAGCTAACCTGGCAATGGTAGCTCGTAAGATAATGAACGCTGAGACGTTGGCCGACGCTACCTTCATATTAGACACATTCAGGCTAGAGCAGCTTGTAAAGGAGAAAAAATGTCAGAAATAAGTCTATATCAGTATCAAGAACAATATATAGCCAAGCTCCCGATGCGCGGGATCGTCGATGCGGAGCTGGGCCTTGGCAAGTCAATCATGTCGCTCGAATACTACAAGCGCCATAATCAGGGCGAGCCACTCCTGATCGTCGCTCCCGCTGCTAAAACTCGCTCCGGTGACTGGGAACGTGAATGCAAGGCTGTCGGCATAACAGATTACAGATTAGTTAGTCGAGAGCGCTTGGCCACAGCAAAAATAGCCGGTAAGCCACTCTGGCACCAGTTCGTTCCGAAGTTCGGCGGCATGCAGCACTCAGTTATCTATGACGAGAACGTTGGCCTACGCAACGCGAGCACAAGCATATTCAAGAAGATTAAAATTATAGTTGACGAGGCCCCGATATTCCTGATACTGACAGGTACGCCGATGAGTAATGGGTGGAAAGATATGACCGGCTATGCTGTCCTGTTCAAATTGGTCCGCAACCAGACCGAGTTCAAGCAACGTTTCTTTATTATCAGTCGAGCCAAACCGTGGCCCGAGATTGTCGGCTACTACCACGAGGACGTGTTGCATGCTATGTGGAAGAAAATTAGTCGCCACCTGACCCGTGAGGATGCCAAGCAATACTTGCCTGATCGCCAAATACTACCACTCGATATTCAACCTATGGGTAATGACCTGAAGGAATACGACCGTTTGAAGAAAGAAAAAACAATTGGCGATAACCTGCTCGATACCGCCAGTGCAGTGTTCCACGCCCAGCGCCAGGCGCTCGCCGACCTGAAGTTAGACCAACTGGAATACATTTTGAACGATACTAACGAAAATGTCATAATTTGGTACAATTACAAAAGCGAATTAGTGGCTCTAAAATCGCTTCTAAAGGGCTTCAAAGAAAAAACGGTGTACGAGGTGAATGGCGACGCGCACACAGCGCCCAGCAAGCCAGAATGGGCAAATATCCGCAATTCTGTGACACTTTGCCAATACAAGTCGGCTAGTCGTGGAATTGAGCTGGTATACGCCACTATCGCTGTCTATTTTAGCCCAACATATTCAGCAGAAGAATACTCGCAGTCGTTGGGGAGAAATCACAGAAATGGGACTACAAAACCAACTATTGTTTATTGTATGCGTGTTCAAGATACTATGGAAGTAGATATTTGGAACTGTTTAAAAAACAAGAAGAATTTTATCGAAAAACTTTATTTGGAGAAACATTATGACTAGCTTAAAAGGGGTTCCTGTTGAAAATATCAACATCGGCACTGTGAGGATTAAGCGGTTCCCAAATGGTCATGTGTTTTGGTACTATATGGAAGTTAAGGGAGTCAGCATCCGAATAGATAAAACGCTATATAAGACTATCAAAAGACTATTGACAAACCCACCGGACCAGAGTACAATTAAAACTAATCAGGACTCTAACCAACCTGAATAACCAAAAAAGGAGAAACAATAAAATGTTATATAAACTAAAACAAACTGACCTTGTCTATTTATCAGACGAGTTCGGTCACAGCTACGAGGTGGGTGGCGAAGTAATCGCTGGGGTTACCACTCTCTTGTCGCTCGGCGTGCCAGCCGACGCTGGGCTTATCAACTTCTTCAAGCAGATGTCTGCTGACGACCAAGCTGATATACTAGCCGACGCTCAGGATCGTGGCTCAAATGTCCACCAAGCAATCGAACAGTTACTACTTGGGCGTAAAGTAAAAAGTGAGGACTTTAAACGCCCCCGCGAGAAAGCTGCTATCACTGCTTTCGTTGACTGGTTTAGTAAGATTAACCCAGCTGATGTTCGACCAGAGATGGTTGTCGCCTACCTAGGCACCGAAGAAGATGGCACAACAGGCATGAAATACGCCGGTACAGTTGACTTCATTGGCACGATCAATGGTCGCCGCATCCTAATCGACTTCAAAACCTCAGCCACTCCGAGCAAGAAAAACTCGTTGCAGGCTCAGGCATACAAGCGCGCTGTCGAGCAGTCGCTTGGTGAGGCAATCGACGACTGTTATATACTATACCTAGGTACAAAACACACCGGCACTCGTCCAAAGCTTATTGACGGTATGCCAAATACCGGTTTCGGCTGGAGTATAGTGAAGTCTGAAGATACATTTGATGACTTTAAGCGAGCTTACGATATGGCTATCTGGTGTTCAGGTGGTTATCCAAAGCCTCCGAAGGTGTTGGTGTATCCGAAGGAATGGGAAATAAATAATAATATAGAAGGAGAAAAATAATATGTCAGAAGTAAAAGTCAATGGGATAAAAATTCAATTAAAGAACGTTAAGGTCATTTTTGCCAACGTCATCGATGAAGGATTCGGCAAAAGCATCACCATCGATGCTACCGACAAAGATATCAAAGCTGGTATCGAGCAGTGGGTCAAAGAGAACAAAATCGGCAAGACCAACCCAGGTGAGGCTAACTTCAAAACCTACGAAGAGACTGTCCAGTACAGCTTCCGCCTTAACGACAAAACTAAGTTCGTTTACCGCTCTGGCGTGCCAGAAGGTTCGCTTGGCTACGGTGCTGAGGTCAGTCTTGCTGCCAACGCTTTCGAATACAACAACAAGTTCGGTCATGCCATAAGTGCCTCTATATCCGCTGTTATCGTTGAAAAAGCTGCCAAGACCGGTGCTGATGATGACATAGCCGACTTGCTAGGCGATGATGACGACACTGTCGAAGTCGCTCCTGGTGTCAAGGGCAAACCTGTCGATACAGCCGAGATCCCTTTCTAGGATATTATTATGGTCAAAAAAATAATTGTTAGAAACGTCAAAAGCAAAGCTGAACACATCACAGTGTCGTTCAGCGTCAATAAGAAACTAGCCCAAGTCATCAACGGCATCACTGTGAGCGACAATAAAAGTCGTTCACGGGTTATCACCGACTTGCTGGAAGCAGGGCTAGAAGCTAACGGCAAGAAAATTAACTATAGAGAGGATAAGACATTGTGATCACATCAACACAACTAGCACGTCAAATGGCTGTATACAGCTTTATATCAAAAACTAAGAAGGTATCGAGCATTGCGGATGCGACTGGGTTATCGCCGCTGCAAGTGACGAACGCCGTGTTTGCAGGCGAACGGATGAATCTATTTACAGTAGTCCGAGATAAGAAGCAGACTATCGACAAGATTGAAGTCTCAGACGAGCAATACGCAGATATCGCGCTGACATCCGGTAATTTCGGTGAGGGTGTCGATAATGTGGTTGGGCATATTTACGAATTTATCCGTAACCGTAACGGCGTAGAACGTGACGTCGAAGAAGGTACTTTGGTCTTCTTGGCTCGTGTGCCTGATGCGATGATTACTGTGGCATTAGAGATAGTTAAATACCATGGGTTGGTCCACACTTACCAGTATGCTGATTCGCTTGATAAGAAAAGCGTTTACACCTACTACACTCTAGTCGAAAATAAGGACAAGCTATGGTATCACAAAGACTTTCGTTCAGTGGTTAAAAAGAGATAATGGGTAAATTATTGTATTCAGTACCCATTTAACATA